AAATGAGGGCGCTTATCGAACATATTATCTTTAGCTCCCGGAGTTTTTCTATTATTATAGTGAAGAAATACTTGAATACATTCTTTCCCTTTAAATTTTTCTCTCCAATGCTCTAGCTCACAACCTGAATAAACTAGCATATCGCCTGGTTTTAAATCTACTTTAATGCCTTTTGCTTGGCTAGTAGTAGTTATTTTTTTACCATCCGGTATACCTACATTTTCATTAGGGCTTAAATAGATAGGCCAATCATCGCCACCAAGATTCATAGTCGTAGATATCTCACAACTAAATCTATCTTTATGTCTTTTTAAAACATCACCTTTTTTGTAAATTCTAGCATAAGTGTAAGCTGGATATAATTTTAAACCTGTTACCTTTTCCATTTCTGGTTGACATTTAAGCATCAAAGTTTCCATAGCAATATTACTATATTGAGAATAAGTGTTTGGTATTTGCTCCTCATCATTTTCATAATGACCTATTATATTTTCAAAAGGAGAAAAGTATCGACTAACTTTACAAGTATCATAAACTTGTTTTTGCATTAAAAAATAATTTGCAACAAAAGCTGCTAGGTCTTTTGATATTGCTTGTCTAATTACTGTATATTTTTTCTTTTTAAAACTCATTGTTTTTTATACCAAGCTGCTACAGTATACCTATCTTTATTATTAACACCAGATACCCCGTGATATTGATAGTTACCATCAAAAAAAATTATTCTTCCTGTTTTAGGGGCAATGGAAGTCCCATCTTTAAAATAAGTGTGACCTCCTTCAAAATCTGAATTTAAATATAATATACTACTTAATATTGTATTTGAATAAGCTGCGTCAAAATGTAATGCTTTACCTGGGTGTGAAGCCGGCCATTTAACAACTTGAAACCAGTCTATAATCGCTTGGTTTAGATTAAGAGAAAGATTATTTATTTTATTTAACAATTTCTTATTGATATTTTTATCAAGAGGTAAAGGGTACGTTCCATAAAATTCTTCAGGTAAGGATTGAGATTTATAAAAATTTATTAAAGCTTTACATTCTTTTTTATTTAAAAAATCATCTTGCATAAAAACTTTTTTAAACATCTTTAGCCATCTCCTTTAACACGGCTGATATATTAAAATGAATAAATCTAAATGGAGCTTTGCCATAATCCACAGAAAATTCGTGTTCTAAATATCCTGGAAAAAATATAAGCAATCCTGGTTCAGGTTTAAAATGAACTATTTCTGTTCCCGGATATATTCCTTTGTGTGGTTTCATATGTAATTTAGTTGTTCTTGCTCCAGTCCGCGGTTCGTGAAAAATAGGCACTGAAGTCTCATCACTCGCTTTTAAAAAATAAAAACCATTAACGTGAGTGTTCCAATGAATGTGTGCTGAATGATGTCCTCCACCTTTCTTAGCAAATTCTTGTACCCACATTTGTTCAAAGAAAGTTGTATACTTACTCATATCAAATCCTGAGTGATCTAAAAATTCCCAACACTTCTGACCCACATAATTTCTAAAATCTATAAACTTAGTGTCAGTTACTAATTGGGTTGAATGCCACGAACGACCAAAGTCTCCGTGAGCTTTTAGATGAGCTTTAGCTTCTTTACTTTTTTTAGCTTCTTTAATGTATGGATCACTGGCTTTATTTAAAGACTTCACAAAGTCTTTTTTCATTTCACTCCATACAGGTGTTACAAAATAATTATTAATGTACATTTTTAGTTATATAGAAAGCTTTAGTTATATTAAACGCAAACGTTATTCTTTCATACCTTTCTTTTTGTTTGTTAACTTTGTGGAATAATGTAGATGGAAACATTATCATATCTCCCTTTTTTCCTGTAAAACTAAATTTTTCTTCTGGAAAAATAGTTTTGTCCTTTTTATTATTTAAATAAATAACTCCTGAAAAAAAACCAGAGTGGTTGTGGGTAGGGTTATTATTATTTTTAGAAGAATAATTTATCCATACATCATAATTATTAAAATGTCCGTTCCATTTTCTTAGAAAAAAGTTTCTATGAGTTTCATTTGTTAAAAGACCACATAATCTTATAACAAAAGCAAGCCAATAAGAATCCTCTATTAATTTAGATGGTACAGAAACTTGATAATTATTTGTTTTAGAACCTAGGTTTTCGTGTAGTTTTAAAAAAGAAAGAGGATGTTTTTTTATTTTATCACATTCTTTTTTCCAACAAGATAATTCTTTTACTATTTGTTTTGGAAGTTTTGTATGGACTATGTTTTTAGATATCATTGTATATTTTATCATTTAAAGGGATATCCCAAATGCCATACGACAAGTGAGTATCTTGTTCCTCTTGTTACTGGTTTAACTCTATGCCACAAGTGTGAAGGAAATACTACGATAGAGCCTTTAGGTAATATTTCAGGTACGCTTCTTATATGTTTACTTTCATCTCTCATATTAGGATCATAATTTCTAAAATCAAATTCTAATTCTCCGCCTGTATATTCCGAGCCATCTGTTAATTGACAAGTCATAGATAGTTTTCTAACTTTGCCATTATCAGGATCACCTTCTTTTCTTTGGTAAGGTTTATCCCAAGGATCCGTATGCCAATCATAATATTGATTTAATTTATATTTTGTAAACTGGCAAGACTCTGATCGACTCCATTCAAAATTCCAACCAGCATCTCTATTAGCTCTATGAACATAAGGATGAAGTTCTTTATATATCCACGTATCATTTAACCATACCAAATCAGATCTTCTTTTTCTTTGTAAGTTTTTAACTTCTTCTTTGTTTAATTTTTTATCGCTATAACCACCCGTTCTAGCCATTACTTCTTCTTTTGATAATGCATATTTAATAACATCATCACAAAACTTAGGAGTTAATGCCCCACTAAAATACCAGAAATAATTAGATAAATTCATAAGTTATAGTTTGTATAAAGTTTAAGGAATCTTTTTGATTGTTAGTTATGTAATACATCTGGGTAGAGGGGAACATAATAAAATGATTATTTTTTAATAGTATGTCCCAGCTTCTTCCTGCTCTTCTGTTTTGATCATAGTGTATTCGAACACTACAGTCCTTAACATTTACTCCATAAAGAAAAGTATAGTCAGCAGAATTTCTTAAATCAACTGGATCAATGTTTAATAAAGGAATAGAAATTTCTTTAGGTTTATAAACATTTCCCCACGTTTCTTTATTTATTAAAGTAAAACCGTGTTCTACCCTTATATGCTCTCGCATATATGTATTTAATTTATCCCAATCTCTTGAATAAGGAAATTTAGAATCTTTGATTTGTGATGATAAAATATCGGATTGAAGTTTGTCTCGATCAATTTCGAAACCTTTAGGCATATCTATTGTGCCATAATGTAAATCTATTTCACTTAGTACTTTCTTTTGCATACCAGCTCCTTTTATAAAGGAAGGTATTATAATGTCAATATGATTTAAAAGATTTGATCTAGATCAATTATATTTTGTGATCTGTTGGGTCCCAAGTCTGCCCAGCTTCATTCCAAACATAAGTCCAGCTATGTGTATTTGCTTCATTTTGAGCTTGTTGTTCTGCTGTTAATGCTGGAGCATCGCCGATTGGTGAATCCCAACTTGCAGTTGTAGTATTTTTTACCCAAGAAGCAAAAGGTTTTTTAGGCCAAAAGATATTATTATCTTCGTCCCATTCATAACCTATACCAGCGTAATTTCCTCTTAAAGGAGTTCCACCTAGTTTATGTTGATTGCCTTGTGTATTGTAAGATGTTTGAATCCACATTGGAGCAGGCCAATTATTATGTCTCTCTAAATATTGTTGCCCTACTGATTCATCTTCAACGCCATCAGCGTTAAGCATATCTCCGTTACCACAAGTTAATACTCCGATAACTTTTCCGTTCATTCCTATTTTTGCAAAGTGTGCCATATGTTTCTCCTTATATATTAATTTTAAATTTGTGTAAATACATAAATATTATTGATATTTGTATCTAATTACTACTATTCCAGATCCTCCATTACCACCTGCAGCAAGATTTGCTTGAGCTGCACTAGCGGCTCCACCGCCGCCACCAGTGTTAATTATTGCTGGTGCGCCAGCATAAGGAGGAGTTGAAGAAGCCGCTCCGCCTCCACCTACGCCACCGGCACCACCGCCGCCACCAGCACCGGCGGGTCCGTATCTTCCACCACCGCCACCACCAGCATAATATCTATAACTTCCGCAAGGTACACCGTTAGATGCAAAAGCTGTAGGTAATCCACCTCCTGCACCACCAGCTCCTCCTGCTGAAGGACTACCAGCAGTTCCTGCAACGAGAGCTCCACCACCACCACCTTGACCATAACAACCACCGTTATAACCAGCACCACCATTATTACCTTGAGCTGGACTTGTTGGAGGAGTATTACCGGCTCCTTCACAAAGTGGAAAGTTTCCCGAAACCGATCCTCCACCTCCAGAACCACCGGTTGAATTAATATTAGGATTAGCACTTCCTCCTGCTCCACCTCCGGCTGAAGTTATTGATGAAAATAGTGAATTATCTCCTTTTCCCGCATTTCCAAGCGCAAAACTCGTTGAACCGGTACCACCTCCTCCAACTTGAATTGGGTAATCTTGAACTGAAATTGGTATAGTTCCTGGACCTGCTAAAGGTTTTGCAGGGTAAGTTAAGGGAGCAATAGAAGGTGAAGCAAATCTAAATCCACCGGCACCTCCACCTCCACCATAAGAAGCTCCTGCACCGCCACCACCAGCAACTACTAAATATTCTACACTATCTGAACCTGCGGGATTACCTGCGCAAGTAACCCCAAAAGTATTAGGGCTTAAAAAAGTATGCATTTTATAATCTCCACAAGTAGTAATACAACCACCTGTAGCTGTTATAAAAAGTGGACCTGGAGCATCAGTTTGATTTCCTGAATCGGTTACAATCCATCCTTTGGTTACATCTACATAAACTAATGTAACTGCCACGCCATTTGTTGACATTATTGAATTGAATGCACCACCACCAATTTTAAGGCCGTTTCTATTTAATGTACAATTAGCTGTACCAAAATTGTTTGCATAATCCGCAACACCTACTACATCCCCAACCGCTGGGGCTGCAGGTAAAGTTACTTCTACTGCTCCTGTTGTTGCTGTATCTACAAAATATCCTACGCCTGATACGGCTGTAAAATCTACTGTTTTAATTGATGCTACATCCCAGTTAACTGCACCTGTTGCGCCGAAACCTGTTGCTGTACCATTGTTTGAAATCGTTACACCTGCAGGAATATTAAATGTATCTCCGCTATCTCCTAATGTGGTTGTTCCACAATTAGTTCTTGGTGTTAATTTATTTACTTTTATTTCACTCATAATTTTTACCTATTGGTATTTATACCTTATTATTACCACTCCGCTACCACCGGCGCCGGATTGTCTCGCACAACCAGAACTACATCCTGTAGATCCACCTGCACCACCTGCACCACCTGTATTAGTTCCGCCTGATGTTGATGGTGATGGGGCTCCATTACCGCCTCCCCCTGGACCTCCGGAACCACCTCCTTGACCTTGCCATCCTGCTCCACCACCTCCACCAGCTCTTGTTACTGGAGATGCTGTAATACAAGAAGTTGCACCTGCTCCACCTGTACCTGCTCCACCTGGGCTTGCATTACCACCGACAGCTCCTGCTCCTCCACCTCCACCACCATAATAACCTGGTTGATGGCTAGTACCACATCCGCCTGAATTACCTTGAGGGGGACTTACTGGTGGGGTGTTGCCCGCATAGCCGGGATTACTTCCTCCAATGGTACCGCTTGCTCCTGATCCTCCAGCTGCATTTCCACCACCTCCTGCTGAAGTTATTGTACTAAAAGTTGAAACACAACCTGGACTTGGATCTTGATTTGGTGCTGGACTTGGAGCACTTCCTCCCCCACCTACTGTTATTGTATAATCTTGAAATCCAACTGGTAAAGCTGCAACGCCAGATCCTAATGGACTTACTGAATAACAACCTGAAGCAGCACCTGATGATTCTCTATAACCACCTGCACCACCACCTCTAGTAGGGATACCCGCGCCACCACCTGCTACTATTAAATAATCAACTGTGTTTGATCCTCCAGGTGTACCTTCATTTGTTACATTAAAAGGTCCTGTTCCATTAAAGGTATGAATTTTATAATCTCCAGAAGTAGTAATACAACCACCAGTTGCTGCTACGTATGGTGTAATTACTCTTCCTGTTTGTGATGTTTGAGTTTCATAAACGTTAATCCAACCCTCAGCTGCATCAACATAAACAAAAGTTGCGGATTGACCATCTACATTTAAATTTAAATCTCCTGTTACTCCACCTATTTTTTCTGAACCTCCATCAATAATACAATTATTAGTATTAAAAGTTCGTGTATAATCGGCAACAGCAACTATATCTCCCGCACTTGGTGAGGCTGGTAGTGTAACGGTTCTTTCGGCAGCCGATGTGTCTACAAAATATCCTTTACCATTGGCAGCTCCAAAACTACCTGCTTGAGGAGTTGGTTCCCAATCAACGGTCCCTGTTCTACCAAAACCTGTCTGTGTTGCACCTGATGCTAAAGCAACGGTACCACTACAACGACCCAATGTAACTGTAGATCCATCTACAACAATTGTATTACCAGCTCCTG